TGAAAATGGTGTACATATAAAGTTAGTTATTTGAGAATCTTGGAGAGTAGGGCAAAATATTTCACTCAGTGATTAGAACCCTAATGCCGGACTTGGTGAAAAGCTGTAATGGCTTAAATAAAAGTTAGATCTCATGGTAATAGGTATAACAACCGACTGCACTGGCTAATGGAAATTGTGCATTAAAGTAGGAGATTATCTCCTCACCTTCCCAACTACCAGAAGTGGTTTTTGAGGAGGGGAGGGAGAGGTATGTCAAAAAGGATCTTAAAATGAAACAGGAAAAGTTTAAAATCTACAAAACTAAAGCAGGAAAATATTATTTTATATTGTTTGCTCCAAATGGGCAAGCTTTGACTAAATCTTACAACTATGCTTGTGCACAGAACTGATAGAAAATGAAAATTAATTTACTAAAACAACAGATTAATCAAAATCCAGAAGAAGAGATTCTGGTGACCAAGAAAAGGTTTTTTGAGATATTCTTTAGGATATTTCAGGTTAGAGTATCTAAAACGCTTTCCGATAATGAGATAGAGTTATTGAGCAGTTTGTGTTCAGATACTCCGACTACTATAGGTAAGAATAATCTTGCTCCAGTTATTAAGAAGTTAAATGAAAAAGGCTTAATGAAAGATAAAGATTTATCCGATCTTACTAAAGCATATAAGGATAAGTTTACAGATACTATAACGTTAATTTCTAACTTACGAATTACAAATGAAGGATAAAGATTTTGAAATGTATATTCTTGATCTCCAGTCTGGAGAGAAATTATCTGCTAAAGATTTAGAAACTAAGAGGGTGTTTATTAAACAAGATTTAGAAAAAGCATATCAGGCAGGATTTGATTTTGAAGAAGCAAGTTTTGAGGAATGGTATAATAAAACGTATAAAAATGGTACTGGATAGAATAATTGAAATGGAATTAGATTTTCTACAAAAGAGAAGAATTCCAAGAATTATATTTTTAAATGTGGCAAATTTTAATGCCTTAGTAAAAGAGTTAGAAGCTGATAGACATTTGAATGTTCTTCATAATATGAAGATCGAGATTGTTACATCTTCTCAAATACTAATTGTATGAAGATATTTAAAGAAGGTAGGAATATAGTATTTGAAGGTAAACAAATTATTACAAAAGTAACTGTTAACCCGGGTTTTAATTTCAATGGTACAGAAGAAGATTGGAATAAACTTCCAGAGTATCATGAATTTAAAGACGAGATTACTTTAGAAACACATAAAATAGAAACCTTTGATTTTGGGAAAGATGGGATGGAGAAAAATAGTTAAGGAGCATGGAAATGAATTAAATCAATCTCTTTCTATAAATGATTTATATAATTTTTTAAAAGATATTCAAAAAGACATTCAAAAAGATCGTAAGAGACTATTGCACTTTACGCCCAAACATTATACTTGGACAGAAGATGGTGTAGAGTACAGTTCATGGGAAATAGCTCCCGGGATGTTTACAGGAGATGCTGGAATGGAAAACTATTTAAAAGAATTACATAACTATGCAAAAAGCCTTAGCGTTGGAGGTAGCAAGAGAACTACGAAAAAATCCAGAAAAGGTTTATAGGATTTGTCAATCTTTTCATGATGGATTAAGAGAGTTGCTTAGACATCCAGAAAATTGTAAAGGAGGAATTGTAATCGAGAACTTCCTTGTCTTTAAGATTAAAGATTTAAAACTCGAAGAATCATTAACCAAGTCTGAGTTTAATGTAGAACTTAAACAACAGATTTTAGAAAACGTAAAAAAGTACAAAAGAAATGAGTCAGTTAAGAAAAAACAAACCAAAAAGTAAAAGTACAATGCTTGATTTTATTAAAGAGAATCAAGATCCACTTGCAAAACAAACTGCAGTCGCACAAAGCAATATTCATGCTTTCAAGTACACAGAAGATTATAGGAAACAAGTTCAGGATTACAATAAGAACCTGACAAACTTGGATCCACTTTATTCTTCAATTAAACCTCTCCATGAGATCTTAGTAAGATTTTATCTTCACGAACCTGTTCTTGTTGGTAATTTAGTGATGCCATTCAAGCAAGCTATTCCAGCTCCAACAAACGCTGGTCAAGGCAAGTATATGGATATTGAATCTGATTACCCATATAAACTTACTGCGGTAGTTGTTTCTGCTCCAGAAAGTAATCAGCTTAAACCTGGAGATGTAATCATGCTTTCACGCAGAGCAATTACTATGAATATTATTGGCACTGGAGCAAATGCTAAACTTCAAGTAGATCAAGGTTTTGTACACCCAGATTCAATGTTGCATGATATTCCTACGGATGTTACAAATCAGCACTATGGTTATGCTCTTATTCAGTATCACGAGGTTAAAGCTAAACTATAATGGATATAGATGAAGTAGTTCCAACCAATTTTCATACTGCTCACAAGTTAAAATAGTATTACCTGATGGTGAATTGGGATAAACAAATACATGATTTTGGTGTAGTGCCTAGGGGTTCAGTTCTTAAAACAGAGTTTGAATACTTGGGCACTAAGCCTATTAAAGAGATAGAACCTACCTGTAATTGTGTAGGATATAAACTTGAGGGAAACTGTTTACAACTCAAGTGGAATATAAAGAAAGATCCTGTTCAATCTTATCAAAGCAATAAGGTTGTAATGGTGATTTATGATGATGATACATTGGATGATTTAACTTTAACTGCTTATATTCAGGTATGAACGATTACGTAAAATTGGTAAAGAAATATCAAGATCTGCTTGAGTATTTGTGGCCAAAATTGTCAAGTTCTGACCAATTATATATTTCTGAAATTAAATTTGTTACCGACACTCTAGTTAAATATCCAAATATTGATCCACAGTTTCCAAAAAGAAGATGGGCGAATGATTGGTCGAATTTTATTGATATTGATTTTAATAAGATGGATACTTTTTATAATGTGCCTCCTGTGCAACCAATGGTAAAAGGCAATCCAGATTATACTATGATTTCTAAAGAGCAAATAGCTTGTCAATTAGAATTAATTGGTGTAAAATTCAGAGGATACTGGTATTCGATAGATAAAAATTTATTTCCAGAAGAGTATTCCCAGGGATTGGAAGAAGTTGCAAAACTGAACTCTTTAGATAAGATGACGGAATATTTTAATAATTTAGCTGTCAAACACTATCAAGCTTTTTTGGAAGAACAAAATAGAATCAAAGATAATAACAGAATTGCTAATACAGTGTAAATAATTATATGGACATAATTAAAGAGATCATCATTGTTTTATTAACCGAAAGAAAAAAGACTACTCACCCATGTATGATGGATGCATTAATTCAATATCTTAGAAATGAAGATGTTGAATTATGGTATGATGGAGATCATATTTCAAGCAAAAGACCAATTAAAGGTAATGGTCTTTTGCTTTATCAATATGGGTATGAACATTTAGTTTCATCATTTGATGAAATGAATAATCTTGAAAAGAGTTTGCTAGAAGAATATATTAATCGGAATTTAGTAAAAGACATGCTGCAGAAATATGAGTAGTTTTACAACAATAAATAAAACTCAGACTGGAAATTTCTGGGAATTAAATCCACACATGATTTATGTTGAACCTTTCTTTAGCATGTATAATGCTGATAAAACAAAGGATAAAAGTAAATCATCAAAAGACATGTGGTGCATTATCTGGATGGTAGATCCTGATGAGGATGTAAATAAATATTATCGAATTACTGATCCAGATGAGAGACTGAGCATATGTAAGAACTTTAATCCTGATTTTGATGAAAATCATCCACTTATTTTAGATGCACTTGAAAAGTATCCATTCTTATGTATGGATGCTGTGGAAAGATCTTATAAGTTGGATAAGGATCAACTTATTCAGATTTCTACATTTTTATCTAAACAACCAATTACTCTGGAGAATGCAAAAGAGATTATTGATTTAAAGGCAAAGTTGCCTAAGATTTATCAAGACTTTGATAAGCTTGATAAGATGTTTCAAAAAAATAAATCAGAACAGCGAGTTCTTGGTGGCCGTAAACAAACTGCTAGAGAACGAGGATTAATTACCCCAACAGAATGAAAATATTAATTACAACAATATTATTGTTAATTTCAACGTTAACTTATTCTCAAACAGAGACATTCTCAATTAAGATGAATCCGTTTCCAGAACAATACTCTAATGAAGAGTGGATTGGCACAGAGATCATGGATACTGTAGAATGTAAGTTACTTATTACTTACTGTAACGAATGTCAATTCTCTATCATTAATGGTGGTGTAGTCTATCGTAGATTTGAATGTAAATCAGATAGAACTGCTATTTATTGGGATATTGAATATTTCGTAGATAGTTTTAAAAAACAAATTCCGAAAGTAATTCGGGTATTAGGCTTTAATATATAACATGGCAAACCCAATCATGCAGGCTTTGGCTCCTGCTAAGAAGTACACACAAGTTGTGAATTTATTGTTTAATGCAAGAACAAATGCACATATGGCACATCTTGCAACTAGAGAATATCCTGCACACAAAGCACTTGATGAATTTTATTCAGCGATTGTTGATGTTGCAGATTCATTTGCGGAAACAAGTATGGGATATACATTATCCCCAATGTCAGGATTTGATCTTGGAAAATTAAATACTGGAGATATTCTAAGTTTTTTAAAAGCTCAGAAACAAGAACTTTTACAATTGAGATCACAATTCTCTGAAGGGGATTTAATTCAGTTGATTGATGATGCATGCGAGATTTACAATTCTACAATTTATAAACTCGCAATTCTAAAATAGACAAATATACACTGCTAGATGGAGAAACTAGAAATATTGAGAGCTTGTAGAAGATTAGCCGTATTTTTGAGTAATTATTCACTTGGAAATATTAAACAGCAAGCAGATAATTTGATTAAACAAATTGATAAATATATTGCAGACGAAGAATTCTATGGCGAAGGTAATTCAAAATAATATTTATCCTGTAATCATTACAGTGTTTTACGGAGATGATCCAGCAGATGTTCAAAAATATTTTTTGGATAACAAGCCAGATAGCAATGCCTTAGATCATTTTAATTACTCTGATCCTGGAACCACTGTTGGAGATCTTGATGGAGATGTTTGGATCTATTTACATAAAGATTATATTCAGCATATTCCCATTATTGTTCACGAAGCATTTCACGCTACTGAATTTATGATGGACCATGTTGGTATAAAACATGGTAGAAAATCCTCGGAAGCATTTGCATATATGTTGCAATATATTGTCGGAGAAATGACAAAATGATAACAGATATAGAAATTCTGAAAAAAGATTTGATACGAATTGAGAATCGTCAATCTTTTTTAGTTACTGTGCCGCAGATTCATCCAGATAATCCACAATATACAAAGTTGTGGACACAATACATGAAATGGTGTATTGAAGGATTTTGGGCATATGATAATGGTGGATGGAGATTTATGCCACCAACACTTTTCTTTTATGGTAACTTCTTCAAGTTAGAAGATACTGATAAAAATAAAAAAATTAGAACATTTGTTAAACCTGCAGTAAGAGATTTAGACTGGTTAATTCACTATTCTTTTATTGAGGCACAAGGTTTTTCTGGATTTAAAAATGATGATAAAATATCTTGTGATATAGCATTGGTTAAACCAGAGTTATATGAAGAGTTGGAAAGATCTGAAACCATGTCTGACAAGATGAGGTTTAATGATCTTCACTCAAAATCTGGTAAAAGAAAAACATATGAGCATCCAAGAAGTTATTTAAAAAGAGTACACGATGATAATTTTGGCAGGCCATTATATTATAATCGTGCTTATAATTTAATGTTACTTGGATGTTTAGGAGAAGATGTTAAAGTAAGAATGTTTGATGGATCAGTTAAATGTGTGCAGGATATATCTGTTGGAGATAAATTAATGGGGCCAGATTCTAAAGAAAGAAATGTATTAAATATATTTAATTCAAATGCTCCATTATATAACATATCCACTAGATACGGAGAAAGCTTTCAGGCCACTGATACACATCTTTTAAGGTTACGAGAAAAAAATTATACAAGAATTAAGGGAAAGGCGATAATTTTAGAAAAAGAAAAAAATATATCGGTCGGTGATTTCTTAGATAAAAAGAATGAAGCCCAAAAAGAACTTCGTTATAAATATGAAGCCCTTTCTGCCAAAGTTCAATATCCACATAAAGAAGTAATGTGGGATCCATATCTTTTAGGTCTATGGCTAGGAGATGGATTTAAAAGAGAAAAAATGATTTGTGGTTCCTATGATGACCTGGAAATTTTAACATGGTTAAAAAATCACGCTGAGGAGAAAAACTACCGAAGTTATATTACCAATTATTTTGGGGGATTAGGCAAGAAATTACTATGGAGATTTTCATGGTCAGATCCAAATATGAAAGGTAAAAACAATTGGTTTGCAAAAACGTTACAAAACAATAAGCATATACCACAAGAATATATTATAAATTCTGAATGTAATAGATTAAAACTGCTTGCAGGAATGATCGATTCAGACGGATCATATGAGAAGGGTAGATTTACTATTACCAATACAGATCTTAGTTTACTTAAGCAGTTTCAAGATATTGCTAGATCATTAGGATTTAGAGCAAAAATACATAAGCCTTCTGTTTCCGGAATAACAAATTCAATTAAATACAATTTACGAATAAGTGGAGATATTAGTAATATTCCTACCCAACTTCAGAGAAAAAAAGCAGTAAATTCTAGCTTTGGAAAAGGTTCAAATCTAAACTCTATTGATATAAAATTTATTGGGGTTAGACCTTTTTACGGAATTGAGATAGACCAGGACAATTTATTCTTATTAGAAGATTACACAGTTACTCATAACTCAAGAGGTGGAGGTAAGAGTTATTCATGTGCGGGTATTGCAACACACACTCTTACGTTTGATGGGATTAAAGAATTTTCTAAAGAGGTTTATGATAATCCTCCGACGACTAAGGTTATTTTAGGTGCGGGTATAACGGGTAAATCTGCAGAGTTAGTTAACAAAATAACTACAGGTTTAAATGTTTTAGGTACAGATAATGATCTTGGTGTATGGGGAGATCCAATGACTAAAGATTATGAACCCACTCCATTTTATAGAAATTGGGTGGGAGATTCTAAACCTGGGAATACTAAAAATCCGCTTAGATATGAATATCAAATTGAGACTCCACAGGGATGGTTAACCAGAGGTACAAAAACTAGTTTACACCATATTAACTATTCTGACAAGAAACAAGATGGTACTCAAGCAGGTGCGGGTGGTAGGGCAGCTTTGTGTCTTTATGAAGAGATCGGTCTTATGCCAAACTTTAAAGATGCTTTATTATCTAATACTGCTGTAGTTTCTGTGGACGCAGAACAAGTTGGCGTTCAATTGGGTATTGGAACTTCAGGTAATATTGATCTTATTCAACAGACAAGACAAGTATTTGATAATCCATTAGAGTATGATTTCTTACCATTTGATAATGTGTGGGAACAATCTGATAAGCCAATTGGTTTGTTTATTCCTGCGTATTTAACTGAGAAGAGATTTAAAGATAGTAATGGGAATACGGATTTTGAACGAGCACTTAAATATTATGAGGAAAGAAGATTAACTGAAGCTGCTAAAGATGATCCTGCAGCTTTGTATAATGAAAAGATGAACTATCCACTTATACCTTCAGATATGTGGGTATCAAATAAAGGTTCATATTTTCCTCAAATTGAACTCTTAGAAAGAGAGAAAGAGTTGTTAAAGGATCAGAAATACAAAACTCTTGCAACACCTACTAAATTAATCTGGGACTCTAAGTTTCCAAATGGAGTTAGGGCAGAATATGATCCTGAGATAGAATTGTTTTATACTTTTCCATATGATCGAACAATTACAAAGTTAGATGGTGGGATTGCAATTTATGAGAAGCCTCAAACAATTAGAGGTGAAATTCCAAATGATATGTATATTGCTACATTTGACCCTTATGTTTCTGAGAATATTGATGAAGGAGGATCTTTAGGTGTAACTAAAGTATTTCTAAATCCAAAATATACTTCGGAAGGGTTTAATGGTAATTATTTAGTAGCTACATATATTGGTAAACACTCAGGAGGTAAAGATGCATATTATGAAAACCAGGAAAAGCTTTTAGCTTATTATGGTAATCCTTATAGAGGATTATGGTATGAAGCTAACCGAGGAGATTCTTGCAGAGGATATTATATGCGTAAAAAGAAACTTCATTTACTTGCTCTTAGACCTAATAAGGAAAAAGGATCCGCAATATTTCAAAATAAAGTATTAGAGTACGGTGTTACTGTTGGCAATCAGATTGATAAAATTGAGATGATTGATGACACCTCAGAATGGTTATTAAGCCATACTGTATTTAATGGAAAAAAATGTAGAGTTGTAGAAACATATCCTTGTTTATTTACAATTCAGCAATATATTCAATTTGAGCTAAAAGGAAACTTTGATGCAGTTTCTGCAGATATTATTTACCCTTTAGCTTTAAAGGAGTTAGAACACTCTGTAATTAAAGAACGAGAAAAGAAACATAATCCACTGGCTATTCTCTCAATGAATCCACATATATTTAAGGTGTCAAATACATTGGAGAGAATTAAACAGTTAAACGAACAAATAAAAAATGAGACTTGAGAATAATAACGACTCTACGAAAGGAGTATTAAATGGAATAGTTAAGGCTGCAGATATTATCACTTCTACAATGGGTGGCTCTGGAAAGAATGTCTTAATGTTTGAAAAAAAGAATCTTCAATTTACAAAGGATGGAGTTTCTGTAGCTAAGAAAATTCAGTTTAAAGATCCAGAAGAAGATGCTGGTGCGCAGATGCTAATTACGGCTGCAAATAAAACTGTGAATGAATGTGGTGATGGTACCACGCTTACTTCTTTATTTACAAAAGAATTTGTGTCTAGATTGTTTACTATTTGTGAAACTAATCCGATTAATGAAACATTAGATCTTTGGAGAAATCAGATTCAATTAGTAGTTGATGAATTAATCAAGAGATCTAGTATGATCGAATCATTAGATGATATTTATAATATTGCACTTACTTCATGTAAGAATGAAAGACTTGCAAAATATATTTATGAAATCTATAGAAAGGTTGGTTTAAAGGCAAGTATTTCAGTACAACTTTCAGATCATTCTCCAGCAACTTATTACGAGATAACTAAAGGACTAAACTTTGATGGCGGATTAATCCATCCATTATTTGCTAATCAAACTAATGGCACTTTTCAAGCAGAAAAGCCAGTAATTTGGATTACTGATGAAGTACTTGGTAAGATGGAAGATTACATTGAGGCAATTAATGATCTTCATGAAGAAGGTGTTCCACTTGTAATTATTGCCAGAGACTATTCTGATTCTTTTATTAGATACGCACTTACAAATAAGAATGCTAAAAACTTACAGATCTGTTTACTTAAACTTCCAGGTTGGGGAGCTGGTGTAAAAGAGAATATTAAAGACATTAAAGCGTTTTTAGGTACCAATGGTGCATGTAATAAAATTACTGTTACCTCGACAGATTTTACAATTTATAATAATCCGGATAGTAAAAAAATTAGAAATCGAGTTAAGCAGTTGGAAGCTCAATCTGAAGCTGCTACAGAAGACTTTGATGTTAAGGATTATGCTAAAAGAATTGATTGCTTAAATCAAACGTCAGCTATTATTTATGTTGGCGGCAGAACTTTAGCAAATGCTCAAGAAGAATTTGATAGAATTGAAGATGCAATTGGTGCTTGTAAAACTGCTGTAAAAGGTGGTTATGTCAGAGGCACAGGTGCAGAATTAGCAGACATATGGCATCAATACGAATTACTTATGCCTGAATTTGGTCAAGTTCTTTTGGCTCCAGTGTATAAAATAAGGAGTAATGCAAACATTGTTGATACTTCAATTGCTTTAAATGCACCATATAATGTTAGAACAAAACAATTAGATCCTACATTATTAGATCCAACAAATGTGATTATTAACGCATTATTAAATAGTTTTGCCTTAGCAGAATTGTTAATAAATACATCATATATCTTACATGATTAAACTAAAAATCTCCGAAAAAGAGAAATACAAAAATGATGGGCAGTGGTTCAAGGATTATCTGCACATGACTATACCTACTTTACTTCCAGATTCTGATGATTATCAGTCTATGATAACTGCCTATAAAGTTGTAAATAATGATTTAACAAATTTTAAAGATTTGATTAAACGTTTTTGCAATCCTTTGGGCGAAGAAATTGGTGAAGTAGATGAAGAAATTCAACCTTATCCAGAACTGCACAATGCAGTAAATATTCTTAAAGGTGAGGTTGTTCAAAGACGAGATCAATTGCATCTGATGCTTTTATCAGCAAATGCGATTAAATCTAAGAATCAAAAAATGTTTGAGGCTATTAAGCAGTCTGTAGATGAAAAGCTGGCAATTGATCTTCAGAAAATGGAAATGCAGATGCAAGGGATGGATGAGAAGCAAACTCAAGAATTTGTTCAAGGCTTACGAACACAGTTAGAGCCTGAAGATTTGGCTCAAAAGAATTGGTTATCTGAAGTAGAAATCTTTTATAATAAAGCCCTGGAGTTTTGTAACCATGACCAGAAGATTCTTGATAAAAGAGTTGACACAATGTCTGACATCGCAATTGCTGATAGGATGTTTATTTATGTAGGATGGAAGCACGGTAAACCAATTATTGAGATTCGGAATCCACTTTATGTGTTATGGCATAAATCTCCAAATGAGAAGTTTGTCCATAAATCTGCATGGATTGCATATCAAAAGCCTGTTGCGTTAGTTGATGCAATTGAGGCTTATGATTTATCAGATGAAGACATTGAAAAACTTCAAGTTACTTTTGGTAGAGGTTTAGATAAAAGGCACTCTTTAGGTATTGACAATCAAGTTGTATTTGACCATACCAGACAAGATCTTTTGATTAATCAGTCTAAGCCAAATATTGATAAGACTGTAGGTTTAAATCAAACTTCTACTTACCTTACCAATAATAGAACTCTCATCTGGGAAACACACTTTGAATTTAAAGCATTCAAAGAGCTTTTGTTTTTGACGTATAAAGATGAATATGGTGAGGTAATAACTGTTCCATTAGATCCATCTTTTGAAATTCCAAAGTCTGCTAAAAAAGAGAAGTTTATTAATAGATATGACCAGGAAACTGAAAGGTTTGTTTGGACAGACTTTAATACTGAATTTCAAGCTGAAAGAATTTGGATTCCAAGAAAGTATGAAATTATTAGATTAGGTTCTAACGTTTATCCTATTGTAAGAGAGGTTCCATATCAAACTACTAATCTTGAAAGACCGTTTGAAGCTTTTGAGTTATCAACTAAAGGTGCAGTAGTTAATGCGAGAAATGCAAAATCTGTTAGTTTAGTTCAGCGTGCAATTGCTCCATATTTACAATTCCTTTGGGTTAAGCATGTAATGAATAGAGAGCTGGCTAAATACCAAGGTGCAATTCAATCAATTGATGTTGACCAAATTCCAGATAATTTAGGTCAGGATCATACTGGTCAGAATATTCGGGATAAAGTTGCTGCCTATTTAGCTATTCTAAAAAAGACTAATAAGGATTTGTATTCAGGATCTCAGTCTTCATTTGGAGCACTTCCTCCATCTACAAGATCTCCTGGATCTCAAGGATACTTGATTGGTACTGCAATTGAGTTAATGAACTTACATAATTTGTCAGAGTTGATTAAACAGGAAATTGCAATGGCAATGGGAATTAGCCCTCAACGTCTTGCCAGTTTTCAACAAAATTCAAATGTATCTGATAATCAGCAATCTCTTCAGCAGAGTTATGCAATTACAGAACCTTACTTCTTTATTCATTCTACTATTTGGAAAGATGCATTGAATGAGTGGCTGATTAATTTTAGAACATATTGTGAAACTCAAATGAGAGTTAGAAATTTGTCAGAATTGTCATTCCAATATTGGTCTCCGAGTAATATTGAACAAATTCTTCAAGTTACTCCAGAGTCTTTGTCACATACAGATATTGGATTATTTCTTAACTCCAGTTCAAGTTTTGAAAGATATGCTGAAATTATGTTGCAGAATGCTCAAGCTTTTGCACAGAACCAAGGTCAAGGTATCACTGCAGTCAGTCAGATTATAAAAGATATTGTAAGTAAAGCTAGTCCTGAAGAAATTCATAAACGTATTGCAATTGAAGAAGAAAAAGTTCATCAAAGACAAATGCAATTACAAGAGCAATCTTTACAGTCTCAACAATCTATGTTAGATCAGCAAAAAGAACTTGAGAATATTAAATTTGAACATGAGAAAGAACTGGCTATAATTAAGGAAGAAGAGAGAAGAAAGACTGTGGTTCAACAAGCAACTATATCTGCTCTTGGATTCAGCAAGGATACTGATGTAGATGACGATGGAACTCCGGATGTAATTGAACTGATGAATCATGACTTGGATAAAGCTAAATTAAATTTAGATATAAAGAAACATGAAGATACAGTTAGGTTAAAAGAGGAGGAATTAAAGATTAAAAATAAAGTTGCAAATAAGCGTCCTTCTAAGTAATATTTTACTAAGTTGTAATGTACGGCAAAGTTGGTTAGTTATAAAAATGAATGAATTGATTATTCAATTATAACTAACTAATTTTGTGTAAAGAATAAATAAACGTATGGAAAATACAGAATTCCCAACATTTGATGAACTTCCTCAAAATGAGGTAATTCTACAGATAGAAGACATTGAGTCTTCTGAAGTAGAGACTACAGCAGAAACTGTAGAAGATGAAGTAGTTTCTCAAGAAGAAACTGCAGAAGTTATTACTGAAGATCCTTTAGCCAGAGCTACTTACGAAGCTTTAGTTGAAAAAGGAGTCTTGTCAGAAGATGAAGCCTTTGATGGTACATTTGAATATGTCGACTCAAAACTTGATGAGCTTCCAAATCAGTTGTTAAAAAAAGCAATTGATGTATTACCAACTCACTCGCAATCTGTACTTAAGTATATTGCTGCTGCAGGAGATAATCTTACTGAAGATGAACTGAAATCATTTATGATGGAATATCTTGGTGAGATGGTTCAACCTGACTTAACAACCTTGGATTCAGCAAGAGCTTTTCTTGAAGATCATTTAAAATCTCAAGGATTAAGATCTGCGGCAATTCAAGCTCAATTAGATGATCTTGAAGATTCTAATGAACTTATTTCTGAAGCTGAAAAACTTCAAGCTTCCAAACCTAAGAAAACTGAACAATTGATTCAGCAAAAAGCTGAAGAACAACAACAGACCATTGAAGCTCAGAAGCAGTTTTATACTTCTATTAAAACAGAATTGAGTCAGACTCAATGGGCAAAATCTCAACAGGATAAAGTTCTTCAAACTATCCCTAAGACAAATCAGATCTTGTCGGATGTTATTAAAAGTCCAAAAGCGTATATTCAGATGATAGACTTTTTATCAAAGTTTGATGGAAAAGAATTTAATCTTGCGGATTTTGAAAAAAGAGGAGAGTCAAGAGCTACTTCTTCTTTAAAAGCTAAAATTGAAAAATCTGGATTCAGTTCGGCCACTACTAAAACTTCGGGTTCTAGTGATGAGCCAACTAAGGATTCATTTAAAAATTACGATTTAATTGTATAACAATAATTTTATAACTAATGGAAAGACGTTCCGCATTAGTAACCCATGAACGCACAAGTTGGGGTGGTAGCTACTTTGATAGCTTCACTCACGCAAATTTGTTCAGAAGTTACAAACCCTTTGAGTTCGGGGTAAAAGGCGCTCAACTGTTTTCGTCTAAAATAGGCGAAGATATGGTCAATAAAAAGTTCACGTATTATACTGTTGCTCAAAAACAAGTTCATATGCTTCCAGGTGGAGTAGATGAATATACTTGGTATTTGATGGGCAGTACGGCCAGTGAATTTAGATTTACAGAATTTATTACTGCTGATACCTATCCAGGTAAAGCTGGTCAGAGATTTAAAATTGCTCTTGACCGTCCTTGGTTGCATGAGCCAGTTTATATTAAACTTGCAGGTGCAGATCTTCCACTGTTGCGTATTATCGGTCAAGGTGTAGAACGTTCAGTAAACTCTACTGAATATGAAGTAGAACTTCAAACTGGTGACATGAATGCTTGGATTCCTACTAAGTATCTGCAACCCGGGATGACTTGTACTCAATCTACTACTTTTGTAGCTGATGAACTTAACAACCTGTACGGACCTGATGAGTACGGTGAAATGTTTAAACTGTTTAACTGGACTACCCAGTATGCACGTAAAGCAGAATTCACTGACAAGTTTATCCGTACTGAAATTGCAGCTCGCAAAAACGGTCAACCAGTACCTAATGATGGTTACACTGTAGGTGGTACCAAAATGAAAGGTTCTGCTGTAAGTTCTGGTTATGTTTATCAAACGAACCTTCAAACTAAAGAAGGTAAAGCTATTTCCAAAGGTACCTTTATTACTTCTATTGAAGCTCGTCTTGAAGAAAGAGTAATGTGGGATCGTGAAATGGCTATGGAATCTGGTCAACTGCAAAAAACTACTGATGTAGCTTCTGGCAGACCAATCAAAATTCCTGCTGGTTGGAGACAGCTTTTTTACACCATAATTTAAATATTATAGTATGAAAAAAGCAATCGTTTATTACCACAACAAAGGGTACACTGTGACACAAATTGCTGAAAAATTAAAAGTAAGCAGAACCACAGTACATACAAAAGCACAAACCTTAAATTTAAAAATTGAGGAATCTCGTGTTATTGCTTGGGGAAGAATTATAAAGAAATTTGTAAAAAGAGGTTATGGAGATCAAGAGATTTCAAAACTTCTAAAGATAAGTAGAGCTTATATAAATGAAATAAGAACAACTCTTAATATTAAACATCCTAAAATTAAATTAACAAATAAAGAAAAATCTTTAATTGTTGGAACACTTTTGGGAGATGGATATATAAGAACTGACGGGGAAACATCCAGACTTGAATTACATCACTCAACTAAACAAGTTGAGTATTGTGAATGGAAATGTTCAATGCTACCTTCATTATTATTTCATACAAGATATTGTAATTGTTTTAGTAAAAAATATCAAAAGGTATATTATTCATTTCAAGCAACAAGTTCAAGACTTGAATGTTTAAATGAATTTGGTTATACTATTAAAGGTATAAATCCCGAATGGTTAAAATATTATAATGCTCAATCTTTAGCAGTTCACTTTATGGATGATGGTTGTAAAACCAGTAACTCATATAAGTTGTCTACTAATTCTTTTACAAAAGATGATTTAAAATTTTATATAAAACATTGTTCTGATAAATTTCAAATAGTTTGGAATATATCACAAGACAATAGTTTATATCTTCCTGTAAAATATGCTTTAAAATTTAAGTCTATAGTTAAACCTTTTATACATCCAACATTGGAGTATAAATTACATTAACTTGATGGGCTGTCTATAAAATTCCTTGAATTGCGGGAACTGCTTTAGAGTCTTACTTACTAACTTAAAATAGTGATGTTTTAAGGGCGAGAATAATTACCTCGGTATAGTAAAAAGAGTAAGAATTAGCAAATCCGCAGCTAAGTATCTTAGAAATAAGATAAAAGTTCAACGACTAATCAAAGTAATCTAAACAGATAATGCTGTAGAAGAAATGGACACGAGCGGGGAACACACTAAGGTGTGAAGATATAGTCTACTCTTACATGAAAGTGTAAGCACTAAAAATAAAGAGTTTTAGTAATAATGTAGTGACATCGCGTCAAAGATGGTCACTATCTTGAGCACAATGGTAGCTTGAGCTTGTCTGACATTTTTAACTTTTTCCAAAATATTTTTCTTACCCGCAAAGACTTCTCTGATCGTAAGATCAAAATTGCTTCAGGTGAAGCAGGTATTCAATTCTTAAGTCGTAAGATCTTTGAAGAATACTCAAGTATCGTAACTGTTGACACTCTGTTTGCACAGAAAAACTCTACTCCAGAAGGTTACCACAGTAATGAGCTGGAATACGGCGCTCAATTTACTAAGATCAAAATGATGAACGGCTTAGAAGTAAGTATTGTTCACGATCCTACTAAAGATGATCGTAGTAGATTCCCTGAACTTGCTCCTGGTACTAACTACACTTTGGAATCATTCACTATGGATATTTTTGACTTGGGTACTACCAATCAAACTCCACAAGGTATGGATTCACAAAACATGTGTATGGTAATGCAAGATGGTGTTGAAGAATATTACACTGTATCTGGTGTATATAACTTTGAAACTGGTGCAGAAATCTCTGGTGGTAATGTTTATACTAACTCTAAAGAGCTTGGTATCTATCGCACAATTGCCGGTTCTCTGAACGTATGGGATGTATCTCGTATTGGTCAAATCCGTCTGAACTTAAACGCATAATGTAAAAAGGGGAGAGTGTAATAACTTTCCCCTTTTTCTTTTGAAAATTAGAATTTAATTTGATATGAAAAATCACACTATTATATTTGTATCACCTGTGCAAAGAGTTGCATCTCAGGGTAGAGACAAACAAAAATTTACTATTGTAGATCCTAAATCTGGACAACTTTCAGAAGGAAGATCTATGAATAAAACTCGTGAAGTTGGAACTTCAGTAACTCTTAAATTTCCACTGGATGTTTATCAGAATAAATATGTTACAGGCTTAGATGAATTAATTCCTAATCCTGTATATAATATGGAAGCTGAAGAAGTTCTTTCTACATATTCTCTTTCTCCAAAATGGCAAGAACTTCTACCAAAGATTGTAAAACAATCTCAAATTTCCAGACAAACATGGTTTGAAATCCTGGATAACGTTGATCCAGATTACTATAACAGTAATGCTAAAAATGGAACAATGCTGAATTTCCAACCAAGTCAACTCTTGAATCGTGAACCAAGTTTTATTGAAAAATTCTCTATTGAATTGTTTGATAGACCTAATCGATTTGTTGATGATACTCCAAGACAGAGAATGGCAATTCAATTGATTAAGAATCATAATCGTATTGCTGCCAATAAAGTTGAAGCTAATCCAGTTGAACACCTGTTTTATATTTCAGAAGAAAATGAAGCTGAAATGGAAAAAATGCGTAAACAGGATATTATTGAAGCTGCAATTGCTGCTAAATTCAAACTTCAAACTGAAGCTTCTGAATTTATGAATTATAAAGTTGCATCACTGTTAACCACTCATCAAGGTAGGGTAATTGTAAAAGGTGTTACACCTAGAGATGGTGTTAAACAAGCTTTGAGTAACTATATCAGTGACAAGACACATCAAATGTCTAACATTGAGAAGTTCCAAAAAGTTATGGATTTACTTAAATCTCCAGAAGGTAAACAGCGATTTGAAATTCAATACTTAGTTCAACAAGGTTTAAACACTCATGTGTTGGACAATAGAGATGGCTACTTAGTTTGGAATTCTAGAAGTTCTGAAAAGAATATTTACAAATGGACCGACTATGATAAATTTATTTCCTTCCTTGTAAGTGAAATGGTTATCTTTGATCCAGATGCAGATGATGCTCCAACAAACTGGTATAACGAACTCTTCAAAGAGGTCAAATCTAAAAACGCTTGGGTAGAATGACTATAGAACGCATTCATCAGGAAATTAAATTTAGGTGGAATAAACTTAACAGTAATCATAAAAAAGATTTTCCTGCAGCATATATTGACGATGCAATTAATAAAGCATCTGAAGATTATGTGGAAATCTTTTACTCTGGAAATAATAGCAAACAATATAAGTTTGGGTTTGAGGTGACTCAACAAAGGACTGATTTATTGCAAACATTAGTTGTACCTGCAGATGTTGCATATACACCAACACAAGTTTTTCCAGATCAGTTTTCTTTTGATTTGTCAACTCTTAATGAGAAGTATCGACATTTTTTAAGAGCCTATATTGTTCCTGTAGAGTGTCCTTCTAAAAAAATACCTGTTGCAATTACCAGGTCTAATGATCTGGATACAAAATTGGCTGATGCAAATACTCAGCCATCATTATTATGGAATCGATGTTTGGGAAGTATTCAAGGAAATACTTTACGATTATACACAAAAGACTATACAATACTCAGTTTATATATTGAGTATTTAACTGATCCAGTTAAAGTGTTTTCTGGAGGGTATGATTCATTAGAGTTCTTAAATGGTGACACTTTAGCATATCAAAGTGGAAGCCCTAAAGTAACCTCAAATCTCCCGAATCATGATATTCTTGTCGATATGACAGTACAGTACATTGCATCTACATTAGAAGATGTAAATAAATTTCAATTACAAGAAAAACAAATACTTACTAAAGTATGAAAAAAACTAACAAACTTCCTATGGAAACAATCTTGGTTGCAACTGGTGACCAAGCTCTTCCTACCGGAGCTTTAGCTACTGCAACCACTGCACTGAATCTTGCTTCTGGTCAACTTGGTATTCTGAGTTATGATCCTAACTCAAGTGTACGTGCATTAGGTAACTTTATTGTTACTGGTGATGACAGTGCTGAAGTACAAGCTATTAAAATTGTTCAGGGTACTCCTGCTTCTGCAAATACACAATTGGCAGATATTTGGGAAGTTGGTGATCCCGCTCTGAAAGAGTCTGGCGTAATTAAACGCAATCAAATCCGTTCGGTTTATGTTAAGAAAGCTGCTTTTGCAACTTTGGGTGCAGTTGCTGCTACTAACTTTCCTACTCCTGTGGATCTTGGTAACTATAATGCTTTTTTAAATCTGAAATCAGTAAGATATGAAAAAGAATTTGGTATTACCAATACGAACTCAATGTATGCAGATGCTCCTGTTAAAGACTTTACTGCTGAAGGCACTGTAAGTCCTCTGGATTATATCTTAACTCATTTGGTTTATGACTTTAACAGTCAAAGTAAAGCTGTAACATCTGCTACACGCAGAGGTGTACACTCCTTTGTTTGTTTTGGTGTAAAAGTTGCGGGTGGTTCAGGTCAAGCACTTGGTACTATCACTCCCACTACGAATATTACTTTCCAATCAGTAGATGGTGTTAACCAAGTTCTGAAATCTTCTGTAGAATTATGTCAAGCTCTTGCGCGTCTTGTACAAGATAATGCTGCTTTGACCACTACTTCTACTATTGAAGTTGTAGACATTACTACTGCTGGTGCTGCTGCTAAAATTGATGCAATGATTGTTGTTGGCTTGCCACAAACTCTTGCTGCATACTATGATAATGTAGAACAGCAAATGGTATTCCCACGCATTAACTTTGGTGGTGACTTTATTTCTGGTGTAGATCCTGTTATCACACAGTGCTATCCTCAAGAAGGTACTGGCCATAGTCGTAAATGGGATATTCGTAATAGAATGCGTCCACAACTTAATGTTCACACTAAACAAAATATCCCAATGGATGATTGGTTTAGCGAAGGTAAATCGTATATCGATTTAGCCAAAGCTTTCTATACCAGTTATCAAATTGAATATTTTGATATTGAGAACACACTCACGCTTCAAATTCAAGATCCTAAAAAAGTAACTCTGTTATTCCGTTGTGAACCACTTAGCTCGTTCACTGTAAACGTTGGTAATATTGTTACAAGGATCGCTGCTTCTAACACGCCTATTCCTTTTTCAACTTCAAATGACGCTGGAACAGGTACTGCATCTGCAGTTACGGTTGCTGCTATTGAAGCAGTTCTTACTGCATGGCTTGAACATGCAAGAACCACTGGAACCAACTTTGCAGTTGGTGGTGATGCCACTGCTGGCGGTGTATATTTGTCTTAATTTATTAAAGGGGTTTTTTGCTGTAACTAGCGAAAAGCCCCTTTTCTTTTTAATTTAAACTTAATGGGACAGTACGATAAATTTAAAAAACTGATCCTACCGTTGAATATAGTTAAAAACCAACTGACTTCTTCAATTGCAGGTCATGGTAAAACTATTACTGTAGCAGGAAAAGGAAATGAAGGTATTGATCTTGGAGTATGGTTTCAGGAAAGATTGGAAGATGAGTCAATAGTTATTAATACAACAAATGTAACAAATCTTACAGAATTAATAACCTTAACCGGACTCCCATCTGGGTCCACTACTCTAGGTAGTTTTACAGGGTCTATCATTTCAGATAATTCTACAATTCTTCAGGCTCTTCAGCAATTAGAGACATATATTGAATCTTTAGTTCTTGGTGGAGGAGGAAACGGATTATATGGTGGATCTGGTGTAATTCCAAGTTCTGTAACAGCAACAATGACTGATACAGTTCTTTTTAATACCACTAATTCTTCAGGAGCTTTTGTTGCAAACGTTGGGAATTTAACAGGAAGTAGCTTATTAGTAAGTGCTACACAAGGAAGACTTCGTTTTTACGATGTTGGCAGCACAAATGAAATCATTGTCAATAATTCGGGTATTAATATTAATACATTAACTCCTGACAGATTGACAATTACAGGTCTTGATGCAAGATATGCTGCAGATTATTCTGCGTCATTTTCTGCAAGATCATTAGTGGACAAGCAATATGTGGATAACTTATTAAATATAACAGGTGCTTCTCTTGGAGATGTACTTGTATTTAATGGAACATCTTATGCAGCTCTTTCACCAATTACTGAGACACAATCTGGTATCACAGGAAATACGGTAACACTTGCTGTGACTCCAATATCATATGCACAAATTATGATTTTTAGAAATGGTGTATATCAAATTCAGACAGATGATTATAGTCGATCTGGATCTACACTTACTTTTGTGAATTCGCTTGTCGCTACAGATAAAGTGACAGCAATATATTATATATAACATGGCAGTAACAAAAATTAAACTTACGCAACTTGCGAATTCAACAACTCCTGGATCTGTATTAGGTACAGATTCTTCTAACAATGTTGTGCATGTTGCTCCAACTACTGGTGCGGATAGGATTGTCTTTTATGATGATTCTGCAACCGCATTAGCTTTTTTAACTTTAGGTACAAACTTATCTATTACTGGTACTACACTTAATGCATCTGCTGGTGCAGGAGGTTATGCAAGTATCCAAGAAGAAGGTTCTGGTATCACCGCTCGATCTACACTTAACTTTATAGGTGCAGGCTTTACTGCAGCAGATGATGCTCCAAACTCAAGAACCAATATTACATTAGACGCAACACTGAATTCATTGGCTGGATTTAATACTAATGGATTAATGGTTCAAACTGCAGCAGATACTTTTACAGGTAGAACTTTAACTGGTACTGCAAGTAGAATCACAATCACTAATGGTGACGGTGTATCTGGAAACCCTACTGTAGATATTGATGCAGCATATGTTGGTCAAGCTACAATTACCACTCTTGGTACAGTAACTACTGGTACTTGGAGTGCAACTACAATTGCAGCTAATAAAGGTGGTACCGGTCAGACTACTTATGCAGTTGGTGATTTACTTTCTGCAAATACTACATCTACTTTAACTAAGATTGCTGCTGTAGCATCTGGTTCAGTTCTTAAATCTGCTGGTACTAATACACTTCCAGTTTGGGGTACATTAGCTTCTACGGACTTAACTAACTCATCTAATATTGCACTTTTAAATGCAGCTCAAACATTTAGTAACACTATTACTTTTGGTGTAGTTCCTCAATTTGCAGGTACTCCATCCGCAGGTAATGATCTTACTAACGTAACTTATGTTACTACTGCAATTGGTAATGCAGTGGCTGGTATTAAAAGAGATTCTGTTAGAGTAGCAACAACTGCTATACTTACAGCAACTGCTCAAACTGCAACCACAATTACTTTAGGTGGTACAACATTAACTATTGACTCTATCTCATTAGCGAATGGAGATACAGTACTGGTTAAAGATTCTGTTACTGGTGGCTCTGGTGGTACATTTAATAATGGTGTTTATACTGTTGGTGGTATCGGCTCATCTGTTGTTCTTACTCGTGTAAGTTGGATGGATGCTGCTTCTGAAATTGATGGTGTGTATGTTGCAATTGAAGATGGTACTACAAATGCAGGTACTCTTTGGATCACCGTATCTGAAGTAACTACATTAGGTACTGATGCAATTACTTTTACCAGAATCCAAACTTCTGGTACAGTAACTTCTGTAGCTGCAACAGCACCTGCTGCTGGTATCACAATTTCCGGTTCGCCAATTACTACTTCTGGCACATTTACATTTGCTCTTGCAAATGACTTGGCTGCAGTAGAAGGTTTAGCTACAAACGGTATTGCAACTAGAACTGCAACTGATACCTGGACAACTCGTACCATGACAGGTACATCTAATAGAATTACTATTACCAACGGTGATGGTGTTTCGGGTAATCCAACGTTTGACATTGCAGCAACTTATGTAGGTCAGACTTCAATCACTACATTGGGTACTATTGCAACAGGTACTTGGAATGGTACTGCTATTGGTTCAACCTTTGGCGGTACAGGACAAACTACAGTAGCTGTTGGAGATATTCTCTTAGGTACTGGTGTAAATACTTGGGGTAAATTAGCAATTGGCTCTAGTGGTACAGTTTTAAAATCAAATGGTACTACTGCAAGCTGGGGATCAGCAATTGCTGGAACTAGAGCTTATTTAACAGGTTCTACGTCTTCTGTAATTGACTTAGATTCAGGTACTGCTGTAACAGATGTTGATGGTAATAATATAGCATTTACGGTTCCTACAGATTTAGATCTTGTAGTTGTAGTTAGAAATGGTGTAGTTCTTTCAAGATCCGGTACTGTTTCAAGAGACTATACGTTAGTATCTGCTACTGGTGTACTTACACTCGCATCTGCTCTTACTGCAGATGAATCACTCATGGTTATAAAATTAGGTTAATAAATTATGGCCGTCACTAAAGTTAAATTAAATCAACTTATTCAGGACGGTGCCACAGACGGTCAAGTATTGACCTGGGATAATTCTCTCACTATCTGGAAGCCAACTACCATCTCTTCAGGTGGTAGTTCTTCCGGTATAGCTGGTGCTGTTCAAATATCAAATGGTAGTGGGGGATTTAGTTCTGATGCAACTAATTTCTTTTTTAATGACACTACAAACCAACTTCAATTAAAGGGTGGTACAGGATATGGACTATTAATTGCAGGAAACACAACTGGTGCAATTGATGCATCCGCTGCTTCCTCTGTTACAGGTGCGTTTAATGCGTTAAGATCTAATACTAATGCTACAGGTTCAGTAGGTATAACTCTTAATAATACTAATAACTCTAGTGGCACAGCGCACAGTAAGGTAACTCTTTCTACTCTAACAGGTGGTGGAGATCCTTATTTTGGATTAGCCACATCTGAAGTTGGCTATGTAGTTGGGATTGATAATACATCTGATAAACTTCTTATTGGTGTAGGTATAGACCCATCTACGATGACTACCACCAATATCACCCTAACTGGTGAGTCAATGGGTGTCATGCAAACTAGTCCAACTGCCAAGTTACATTTGGGAGCTGGTACAACTACCGCTAATACAGCGCCACTTAAACTTACTTCTGGTACAGCAATGACTACTCCAGAAGATGGTGCAATTGAATATCACGCATCTCACTTGTATTTTACAATTGGTTCTACTAGATACCAGTTAGATCAACAGAGTCCATCATCAGTTCCGTTCAATGCATTAGCCGATGCTACTGGAAATGATACATTAAATAATGCGGCATTTACACAGTCCTGGGCATGGAACTCTATTACTACGGCAAACGCACTTACCATGTCTAGTTCCAGTATAACGGCTGGTTCTATATTGACTATTAATGGATCAAATAACTCATTAAACTCTACTGGAGGTCTGCTTTATGTTGTTAATAGTGGCACATCCACTTCTGGTACTGTTGCGAAGTTTGAAGCCAACAACAACGTTGGGGGTGCAGGTATGATCGTGCGAGCAAGTGGTAATATAGGCATAGGAACATTCACACCCACTTCGGTTCTCCATATAGGAGGTACTCCAAACATTGCTAACCAAGGTGTTGGAGGGATGCTTTTAAGAATTGATGGATCTGCTGGTGTAACTGATACTACAGGCTCTGGTTCTGCAGCACACGTAAGTACAGCTACTATTAATGGTGCAACATATTATGCAAATAGTATTGTCACATATACTGATTGTTCAACTTTGTATATAGGTGATGCTCCAAGTGGTGGAACTAATGTAACTATTACAAACCCTTGGGCAATATATGTAAATAATGGTAAAAACTATTTTAATGCTACTGTATCTGCAACAAACACTGTAACTGATAGATTTGTAATTGATGTAAACTCAAGTGGTACTGCAGCATCTGGTTTTGGTGGGGCTTTATTATTTAAAGCAGAAACATCTACAACGAATAGTACAGATCAAACTAGAATTTCTAGTATTTGGTCAAGTGCTACACATGGTACAAGAACATCTGCTTTAGTATTTAGCACTGTTTTAAGTGGTGGTGCAGTCACTGAAGCAATGAGAATTGATGGTAAACAGATGATAATGTCTGGTCAATATGTGTCTACTAGATTTGGTTTAACTGATGGTGCTACTATTGCTTTAGATTGGAATAACTCAAACGTACAATCAGTTACCCTAGCTGGTAATAGAACATTTACTTTTGCAAATCCAAAAGATGGTGGTAGGTATCTTATAGCTCTCAAACAAGATGCTACTGGATCTAGGACTGTAACCTGGCCTACAATTGTTTGGGCTGGCGGTACTGCACCTACATTGACCACGACTGCCAATAAAACAGACTTGGTAACTCTTGTTTATTTGAATGGTTCATATTATGGTAATATTGATAAAAACTACTAATTATGGATGAATTTAAAAAATACTCAGAGTACACATTAAAATCAATGACTGATACAAATCTGTTTCCACCTACAGAAGTTTTAGATTTAATCACTCCTGTGGATGGAGTGGCACTTGATATAGGATTTGGAAATGGTCAGAAAACATTTGAGCTGGCGAAAAAAGTTAAAACAGTTTTAGCTGTGGATGTTGTTGAAATTATGAAAGAATATGCTGAAAAAAATTATTATGCAGATAACATCACCTATTCTATTTCCGATATTGCAAATATAGATTTTCCAGAAAATTACTTTGATGTAATTCATTCTCAGTTTTGCTTTTTCTATATTTTAGATAAAAAAAGCTTATTTGAGAAAATATATAAGTGCTTAAAACCAGGTGGTCAATTTATTTTTGCAGATTTAACCTCTTTGGATAAAAATCCACCAATCGATTATGATTGTCAAAGAATTTCAACTTTGGATTATATTGATATTCTTTCAGAATTAAAATTTTCTAACATTCTCTTTGTAAAAGAAGAAAATTTAAAAATTGATAAAGAATACTCAAATCAATTTTACAATATAATTAAATGTTCTAAATAATGGCAACTGTAACTTTAAGACCAACAGGTGCTGGCACAGTAACACAATTAACCCCGTCTGCCGGAAATAATTTTGATTGCGTAAAAGAGGTCACCCAAGATGGTGATTCAACATATGTCTCCATGAATGATGCGGCGGGTATAAATAAGACGGATTTATATACTATTGAAACAAATAGTATTGGGGCGAGTGATGTTATAAATAGTGTTACTGTATATGCATATGCTCGACATGTTTTGGCTACACATGCTACTGGTGCAAGAGGATTGACTATTCGAGAAAATTCTACAACAACTGTAGAAACTATGAATGCAATGAGCAGCTCATATTTTTTATATTCAAAAACATGGACTGTTAGACCTTCAGACAGCTCTGCCTTTACAAAGGCAGATATAGACTCTTTACAAATTGGAATTACTTTGGCAAATTTAGGTAGTACTGCAACAAGTGTACGATGTACTCAAATTTATGTAGTTGTAAATTATACACCTTCAGGTGGAGGAAGTACATCTGCTGTTCCAATATTAATTGCAGGAGATTAACTTTTATTTGTAATTCTATATTGCCATTATCGGCAAACTTTATAAACATTTTAATAAAACATTAAAGACAATGAAACCAACACCAACAAAAGAAATCAAGCTGAACCAAAAACTCGTAGAAACGGTTACTGCATTAGATTTAGAAATCAAACAACTTCAAAGCCAAATCAAAGCTAAATCAGATTCATTTTCCAGCCTTATCTCTGGAGTATGTTTAAATGAAGGTTTAGATTTTGCAAAAGAAGGTGTTTATTTTTCAGATGATTATAAAATTGTTTATGTTTATAATCTTCCTGTAGATGAATCTGCAGTGCAAGCTGAAGAGATTCCTGGTGAATCTAAAAAGCAAAAAGCAAAAAGAGCAAAACTTAATTAAACATGCCATACAATTTAGCATTTCTCCGGAAACTCCGGCTCCCATTATCTTTGGTGAATTATCGTAAAAATACACAATCTGACTTAGATGTTCCGATTGAAGGTCTCAAAGATTTTTCTTTGTACAATATTATCTTGGATATTGTATTTCAAAATCAAAATGAAGAATTCTTTACAGCAACTGCTTCACAAACTGCTTTTACTGTATCAACTACTCTTCGTACAAAATCTGGAAACAATATTCCAGTTGAAGTTTTTCGCAACGGTTTAAAATTAAAATGGGTTGCTTCTGGACCAACTGCTGGTCAATTTACCTACTCTGGAACTACGGTTACCGTATCTTCTAGTACAGTAGGCGATGTTATTATAGTTAAATATTAATCATTTAATCCTCCCGATAAAACACGCAAATATGTCAATGGAATCACAATGGTACCAAATGATGGGCCTATCTAAGATTTTTTTACGAAACTTTTTAATTGGATGCTTCTTATTGCTTGTAACAACGATTACTATCTTGTGGATTGATTTACGTCAGATGACTCAAGCTAGAGCGAAAAATCAAGCAGAATATACTGCAGCTTTACATGAAGCTGATCGCAGATGTCAGGAAAATATAGAAGCTAAAAATAAAGAGTTTAACCAGTTTTTAGCAACGGCTTGGGAAAGGATGGCAAAAATAGATCGGGAGATAAAAAACTTGAAAGCTAAGTAATGAAATTTTTATCAGCAGTCGCATTAATATTTTCACTTTCTTTTATTTTTTCAAGTGATTCTAGTTATTCTCAAGATCAATTACCTTCTGCTCCAGAAGTTAATCCAGTCACACTTACGCCAGATTTGCAAAAATCATTGTTGATGAGCAGGATTGCATTAGCTGAAGTTCAGATTGAATTGATAAAAAATCAACGATCTTTAGATACTCTTGAGGATGAAGAAATTTTATTTTTAAGAGGTCACAATATTCCTTTACCAGATGGATATAATTCTCAAAAGAAAGTCGGAAATAAATAATTCAGTTATTGGTGAGTTATTTATAGATAATGTATTTTTCTGTTACACTTTGGAGGATAAAATAAGAGATGTGAAAATAAAACATCAGACTTGTATTCCAGAGGGTAAGTATGAAGTAGTCATGAATTTTAGTCAAAGGTTTAAAACAGTTTTACCATTGTTATTAAACGTTCCTAATTTTGAAGGAATTAGAATTCATGCTGGCAATACTATTGAAGATACTTCAGGATGTATATTACTTGGGACTTCTGTATCTGGAAGTCTTCTGTTACATTCAAAAGTAGCTATTGCAAAATTTCTTCCAATTCTTAAATCTGCTCTCAGAAAAGATAAAGTTTATATTACTGTGATAAATCCAGTAAATCAAGTTTTAGTTGAAGAGCCAAAAATTATTGAACCTTCTATGCCTACAGTAAATCCTGTAGTAAACGTAGTTGAAAAACAAAATTCAAACCTATTCACAATATCAAACTTAATAAAATGGCTGATTCAGTTCTTCTTCAAAAAATCGTAAATACAAATCTTGATTTTGTAATTACCGATATTCTTCCTTTAATTGAAAAGGATTATGCCCGAGTATCTGCAACAGAAGTTGTAGAAAGACTTAAGGCAACTGTTGTTGCTGTTACCGATGATATTCCAGGTAACAAAGAACAATTAAATTATATCTGGGGTTCACTTACGTCTGACCCACAAATTGCTGAAGCATTTAGAGCTGCTTTGTTAGAAGCAATTTCTAAAATTGATGATGCAAAAGTTCAAGCAGGCTTAAGTCTTTTGATTTTACCTGTAACTAAAACCCTGGTAGCTGTTACCGATCAAGTAAAACCTGATGGTGAGCAACTTAAACAAATCTGGAAAGATTTTGTAGAATCTCCAGAGTTTTTGGCATTCCTGTTTTCTAATATTGAATGGGTGCTGGGTAAAGTAATCAAAGACAAAAATGCTCTGGCATGGATTGTTAAATTAATCAATGTATTTCTGCCTAAATAATGATCGCATCACTGAATAGTGATTGCTCTGTTTTAACTCTAGCAAATGATTTGTTTGCGAATGAGACAGTAACTATAGATTCAGTAACGTTAAGGAGTAGATTAAACTGCTCCTTAACTGAATCTACAGTTGATGTATCAAGTTTGATTGAGTCAATCAGTAATGGACAAATTTCTATTCCCGCAACTGTATTTTACAACGCTTCCACAAGCACTACATATTGTGATGGAATATATTATTTTCAGCTAGATATTGAATACACTCAATCTAGCAATGCATATCTTGCAACAAGTTCACAATGTGTATTGATTGATTGTGATCTAAAATGTAAAGTATTAGATTATTATACCAAGACTAAAGACTCATTAGCTTGGCAATATTATTATGCACTTACAATTGGTGGAGACTGCGATAGCTGTTACTGTACTGAGATGTGTAGTTTATATACAGAATTAAAACTCCTTATTAATGACAACCATACTACTAGTCAATCAGCAGGATGTGGCTGCTCTTAAATGTATTTACTTTAATTTGGTAAAAGAATTAAAAGAAATGTATTGGTATGGAATTGATTGTAATCTACCTCCTCAAAAGCAAAATGTCGATTCTGCATTTATATATCTTCAGATTTTAAATACATCTTGCGACATACCACATACACTTCAATGTGAAATTAAATCTTTTATTACAAAATTTAAAGCACATTGTGTCAATTCAATTGATCCGTGTGATCGAACAACTATTGTAGAATCATATTCATTCTTAACCACAGAAGATGGTGATATTCTTACTACCGAATCTGGTGAACCAATCTTAGTATAATGGCAAATAAAAAAATCAGTCAAACTCCATCGACTTCTACATTAGGTTCTTCAGATCTATTTGTAGTAGTTCAAGGAGGTATTACAAAAAATATTACAAGTCAGAATGTATTAGATACATCTGTGACTCCACTTATTGATAATACATTTGGAGAGGGTAATGTTACCCTATCCAGTTTATCTAATGGATTTGTACAAGATGCAACAAATCCTCTTAAAGTTATTATTGCAGGATATAATAATCATGCAGTTTATTTTAGAGGAAAATTAGATTGCAGTCTAGTAACATTTACTCCAGGCTCATTTGTTCAAGCTTTTAGGTTACCAAGTAATGCTCGACCAAAAGTAATATCTCATTTTCCAGTAATTGGAGAAATTGATGCTCTTGGAATATGTGCAGTCCATCCTGATGGATATGTATATTTCAAAAATCTTGTCAGTGACCTTACGATAACAGGGGTTATTGACCTTGCAAATGTCAACTATTATATTGATCCCTTCTAAAAACCTAGGGGTTAGATAAAGTTGTATTTTTGCATAAAATACTATATATGAATAATGAACTAATTAAATTCCTTCAGGAAAAAAAGGAGCCAGGCGATTGGCTTAACATCGCAATTAAGTTTAGTGTCGATGGTTCTCCAAAGCAAAAATCTGACTATGTACGAAAGTTGTGGACAAAGATCCAGGAGACTCCTCGGAGAAAAGCAATAGAATTGCCTGCACGAAAAAATTATGTAAGAACCCAACAACTAGATCCAAGAATTGGTAAAATGCTGGATGAGTGGGAAATCTTTAAAACAAAGACTCAAAACATAGAATCTTCTTCAGATAAGAATGTTTTAGTAATTGGAGATATTCACGAACCTTTCTGTAAACCAGGGTATTTAGAATTCTGTAAACAACAACAGATTAAATTTGGTTGCACAAAAGTTATCTTTATCGGAGACTTGATTGATAATCATGCTCAGAGTTTTCATAATACAGATCCTGATGGATTATCTGCAAAAGATGAATTAATCCTAGCAACTAAAAAACTTAAAGCTTGGTATGAAGCTTTTCCAGAAGCTACTGTAGTTCTTGGCAACCACGACAGAATAATTGCACGTAAGTTGTTTTCAGTTGGTGTAAGCCAAAGATGGATGAAACCATTGGGGGAAATCTTAGAAGTTCCTAATTGGGAATTTGTAGAACAAGTCATTCATAATGATGTACTTTATATTCATGGTGAAGGAGGAACTGCTTTAAAGAAAGCACAATCTGAGATGTGTTCTGTAGTTCAAGGTCATCTACATTCCGATGGTTATGTGCACCTTTTAAATGGTGGTAAACAATTTGCAATGCAAGTTGGATGTGGAATTGATTTTGAAAGTTATGCTTTTGCTTATGCTCAACGTGGTAAAAAACCAATCATCTCATGTGGAGTGGTTATTGACAATTCACCTATAATTATACCATTCAATGATTGAGAAACTACAAGAAGCATTTAAAGATCTTAGATATACAGATGCAACACATAAGTATTTTACTAAACAAGGTAAAGAATTACAATCTGTAACTAAATTCTTAAGTTCATTAAAGCCTAGATTTCAATCTGAATTTTGGTCGGTAATCAAAGCGTATCAATTCTCTGGTTACAATGTAAAATCAAAATGGGGAAACTTTAGCTCATTTGAATTGTTTGAAGAAGGTCTTCCATTTGGAGCTGAATCTAGAACAGTAACTATCTTCGATGACCATTCACATTTAAGAGTAACTCCTCAAGATGTACTTGAGCAGTGGAAACTTGATGCTTTAATTGGCAATACGCGTGGAACTTATGTACATAAATATCTCGAAGATCTTGAACGCAGAAAAATAGATGTTCCTAAAACAGAATTGATTGAGGGAATGTCAACCGCAGAGGCGGTTAATTATGTGAATAGTTTAAATGTTGCGAGAAATCTTTGCTTAGACTATGTTGAATATGCACAAGAAAACTTAATTCTTATTGTTGCAGAATATCCAATTTATGATGAAGAGCTTGGTTTAGCTGGCACGTTTGATAGATTATACTTCAATAAGCAAACCGAAGAATATGAAATCTGGGATTTTAAAACGGATAAACAATTAAGAACCAAGTCTTCATTTGGTAAACTCGCTAAATTTGATTTACCAGATTGTGAATTTGAAAAGTATTCACTACAGACATCTATGTATAAAAAGATGGTTCAAGATAATACTGGAGTAAAACTTGGTACAAGTCGAGTAGTATGGTTTAATCTTAGAGAAAAAGTCTGGGAAATCATAGACTGTGCTGATTATGTAAATTTAATAAAAAAAATAATGTGAAAACAATAGGGCAACATATCAGCAATATCCGAGGTTTGATAAAAGCCTATGGTAGAAACCAGGAAGGTTATACGGACGAAGGTCTGTATAGCCTTTTTTCTGTTTCTAGAGCTACGATATTGCAACAACAATTAAAAAAATTTATGGCAATTTCTGAACATAATTGGTTTAGAATTTGCATGTCTCTGGAGATTGCTAAGTCACATGATTGTGATTGTGTTCCAGATAAATACGAATGTAAAGTTTTACGAACAAAATATAAAATTCCTCCAGTTTTAGTTGGAAGAAATAATTCTAAAATCCAGGTTAGATTATTGTCAGGAAAGACAGTTAATATTGTATCAGAGGATGAATGGTTTAGAAAAAATAAAGACACTAAAGAATATTATGGTAGCATTGTCAATCATTATCTTATTCTTTGGAACGTGCCTTTAACATTAAAAGTTATTTCAGTAAATGGATTGTGGACAAATCCAATTGATCTTGTACATATTCCAAATTGTCTAAATGATGGAGTTGAAGTAGGGACATGTTTTGATCCTCTCACTCAAGATTATCCTTTGGAGGATGAATATGCAGAAGATGTATATATGAAAGTATTAAAACTATTGAATATTCCACTCCAGCTTCCTCAAGACCAAACTAACGATAGTAATGAATTTATCAAGTTGTAAGCGAAGAACATTAGTTGATATATACTTTTTTTATCCATATAAAAAAAATATTCAATGTCCAATTAATGTTGTTCCCAGGCCATTTGTTAAATACGCAGATTGTACAGATACTCCTTTATCTGCAGATTGGTATGAGTGGAAAGAAGTCATAGTGATATATCTTGAAAAATTAAAAAAGTTTTTGGAAGATGGTAATTCAATAGAACTTGGTTCTAAACTTGGAGCATTCCATCTTACAAAACTTAAGACAACAAAATTTGTTGATTTTAAAAAATCAAAAGAAGCTGGAAAAGTTGTTAAGTTTACTAAATCTTCAGCAGATAATTATTATATCATGACAAGTTGGGCTAAAAGAAAAGTCAGTCTGAAACTAAAAAATATGTGGAGGATTAAAATAAATCGAGCCTGGGTAAGATCGATCTACAAATCTTGTGAACAAGACTATTCAAAAATCTATAAAATTAGAGATGCATTATGAAAAATTTTAGGAGTATTCGTTCAATACTTTCAAATATACCAAAAGCTTTATTTCAAGAAACCAACGAATCCGATTTTATGGATTATATGTTAGATGCAATTCAGTTACTTCCACAAACTATTAGATATGAACCTAAGATTGAAGTTTTTGAAATTGTAGATGGTAAAGTACAATTACCAAAATATGTAAGACAGATTAATTCGGTAATGTGGCAATGCTCAGATCCAAGTAAAGAGTGTTTAGACTCTTTACTTACTGCATGCACAGATACATCTAGCGAACCATCTGACTTAATTCCAGCAGTCTGCAAACCGATGATAACATATAAAATGTTTTTAGATTCTCCTTATTTTAAGGAGAATTATAAGATCATTAAATATGTAGGTACAGATAAAAGTTTGATTTCAAATGATTGTCCTTGTAAATTTGCAAGCTGTGCAGAAACCTTTGTTGTTACTCCACAGAAGACAATGTATTTATCTATTGATAAAGGATTTATCTGTGTTAATTATGACAGTCCTGTTTGTGATGAAAATGAAGATATTCTTATTCCTGATGAACAAATCTTAGTTGAGTATTTAGTTGCATACGCAATCAGTAAACATTGGGAGAACAGACAGTTTTCTAAAGAGGAGCAAGCTAGAAATTTCTATCAAGACTATCATCAAAAGCAAGCAATATTACATAAACAAGCCCGAGGTAGATTGATGTTAAGTGCTGTAGATTTTGCAAATCTTATGGATATTAACGGTCAATATACTAAGTTAATAAAGCTTCCAGAAATCTTGTTCTATGCTAGATAAACAAATTCCAATAATCCACTCAAATGGATTAAATAAAGACAGGCTTTTTCAAGATAATAATGATATAACATTTGCATTAAATGCAATTACAAGTAATCATGAAGGTGGTAGAAGAGAGTACCAGTCAGAACCTGGAAATATATTATCCGTAACTCTTCCATCTGGATATACAGTTATTGGATCTATATTTGGGCAAAATGATGAAATATATATCTTTAGCACAAACAATAGCAATTCTGAAATTGGATTATATAAGCAAGATACTTATACTACTCTTGCAAATGTAAACCTTGGGTTTTCTACAGAGCACCCAATTACTGGAGAATATAGAGTAAGGAATGGATGTGAAAAGATAATTTATTGGTGTGATGGATTTAATCCAGATAGATGGTTTAATGTAAGCAAACCAAATGATTTTAAAACCTCTGGTGTATTTGATCCAAATAAATTTAAGTTTGTACCAGATATTACATGCCCAAAAATTGATTTGGTTAAAGTAAATAATGACGGTGGTAATTTACCTCTCGGATCATATTACTTTCAAGTAGAAATCTTGGATGAGAATGAAAATACAATATACAGAACAGATATAAGTCCTCAGACTATCATATACAATGAGGATCAATCTGATGCATATAACAATATTGATGGTGGATTAAATGCTCCACAGTATGATCCTGCTATTGGTGGATTACCAGCAACTAATAAGTCTATTACGCTTAAACTTTATAACTTAGATACTTCATTTGATTATATTAGAGTAAATGTAATTAGACAGATTACCGGTTTACAAACCGTTGATGCACACTCTGTTGGTCAATTAATTCCAATTAGCAGTTCTGAAATTCAATGGACTTATACTGGATATAATACATCATCTGGAGATTTTCCGGTAGATTACTCTAGCCTTATAATTCCAGATGTAAAATATACATCATCTTATGTTCAAGAGCAAGTTCAAGGAAGATTAGTTAGGGCAAATGTTCAACAAGATTTGGCTGATTATTCTGAGTTTCAATCTTATGCAAGTAAGATTACCGCTCAATGGGTAGCTAAAGAAATTGAAACTGCAGACCAATTTGCATTGGGAAATCCAAAAAATCCAAATACATATTGGGAATGTACTTCCTTTCAAGGTGATGAAATTTATGCATTTGGTATTCAATACCTTTTAAAGAATGGTGATTGGAGTCCAGTATTTCATATTCCAGGAAGACATAGTAATGGTTCAGATTTAGATACTATAACTGTGGTATCAAATGCTACAGTTTCACCAACATCTACTCAAGTATGGTTATCCGATGTTGAACACCTGGGTTATACTGTAGGACAAACTCTTCCTAGATGGAAAGCTTTTAACACAGCATCAATTACTACAAGTAATACCACATCTCATCCTTATGATTATGTTGGAGAGTTCGGTTATTATGAATCGTCATTAACTTACCCAGATATTAGAAAATGTAATAATAGTTATATATGGGGAGAAGATGCAGGGTTAAATCAAATCAATCCATCTACTAAAATTAGACATCATAGATTTCCAGATAGAAGACTTATTCCGCATGTAGATGGAACAAATGGCGAATACTTAGTTCCACTTGGAGTTAAGTTTGATAATATTGATTACCCATCTACAGATGTAATTGGTCATAGATTTTGTCATGCGGTTAGAAATACTTCAGATAAAACAGTAGTAGATTCAGGATGGGGAGTTCAACCTACATATGCAGTAACAGGTGTAGGTAATCGTGTCACATTAGATGCAAATTTTGCTGATTTTAATGTTGCATTTACAAATAATTTAATGCGTTATAATAGCGCAAATATATTTTTTAATCAGACAATTCATAATCCTGATTATATAAAATTAAATACAGCATATCATATTGAATCATTTGCTGATTCAGAAGCAACAGTCGTAAATAAAAATGCAACAGATACTATTACTGCTTATTCGTATTTGTTTTTGACGACAGATAAAGCTGTTCCAGATAGATCTAATTATAAAGTTGAAAATCAAGTTTTTGTTCCTGCTGGCTCATATACTTCATCTTCAGTATTTGGTGTGCCAATTCAATCAACAGATAATAGTGCTGATGATAATTTAATAAGATTAACATATGATCTTGCACCATTAACATCAATACTGCCCGCTCAAGTATTGGGTGGCGCAAATATAACCGACCCTGTTACTGGAACACTTAAATATAATAACCACTATGTTTATAAAAAAGTAAATATTGAACCATATAATGCGTTGTTAAATCTTCAATATAATTATTTGAATTTTAATTACGCAACACTTGCTGACTCCAATGAATTTTATAATGGAGATACAATCATTAGCCTAAGCTCAGTAACAAGAACTTTTTGGCCAATATTTACACCAGATAATATTTTACAAGGGTTGTGTTATTCTACTCTTTATGAAGAGCATGATTTTAATCCATATATGAGATATAGTGGTACAGGCGATGCAAATAAATATTATAGACCAGGTTCAGATATAAATATATTGATTGAAAAAGTTGCGTACAAAAATACAGATGGATATTATACGTTGCGAGAAAATATGTTTAAAGAATATTTTGCGTATAATAAAGATTATACTGTACAGTCAACTGAGCAAGGTAAAGTAAGTCTACCTCTTGGGTATGATTACTGTTCTGATTGCAGAACAAGTTATCCAAATAGAATTATCTTTAGCCCTAAATCTTTTGATGAAGAAACGTTTGATTTATATAGGATTAATAAAATAAATGACTATATTGACTTACCTGCACATAGAGGACAGATTACTGGATTAAAGTATCAAAATAATCAATTGTTAGTTCATACAGAAGATACTACATTTATTTTGCAACCTAATCCTCAACAAATTGCCACAGATCAAAATACTGCATATTTAACTACTGGAGACTTTTTAAGTATTCCTCCACAGGAATTAATTCAAACTGACGTAGGAACTGCAGGTTTACAAAGTAAACAGGCAATGTGCAATACTCCGTTTGGACATTGTTGGATAGATCAAAAAAGAGGTGAGATATTTAAGTTTGATAGATCTTTAGAGATAATGTCGAATCAAGGACTACTTCAGTGGTTTAAAGAGAATCTTCCGTCAGAAGCTACTCAAAAGTTCTTTGAAATTGAAGGATTAGATTTTCCAATTCAATCGACATACGATTTAAGAGGAGTTGGAATTTGTATGTATTATGATCCTAGATTTAAACGATTACTGATTTCTAAAAAAGATTATTTACCAATTAATCAAAGACAAGAATTTGTAATTGAGAACGGAGATTATATCTCAGTGTTTAGTCTTGATGATAGGCTGTGGCAAGGATCCACATTGGAAATGGATATTATTTCTATAAATCCAGATAATCCTTTATATTTTCAGGATAAAAGCTGGACAATAAGTTATTCTTTTTTAGATGATTCATTTACATCATGGCACTCATATATCCCTGCACATGGATTCTCTGACAGCAATAGTTATTATACTTCAAGGTTAGATAATAAAATATGGAAGCATTTATCAAAAGAACGATACCAGAATTACTACAATAATAAATATGATTTTATTATTGAATGGTCTAATATAGATCCTGTAAGTTCAACTGTTAATAGTCTATATTATGTAGGATATTCTCAAGTTTGGGATGATTTAAATAAAAGATTTAAAACGGTAGATACTACATTTGATAGAGGAATGCTTTACAACTTTGAACAAAGTACAGGATTGCAGACTTTGATTTTACAGAATCAACATACTAATCCTTATCAGAATGTATCTTTACCAAACACCTCAAAGTATGTAATTCGCACAGATCAAAATTATAAAATTGCTGGATTAGTAGATATGGCTATCAATCAACCAGTAGTTACAAAGGATTGGACTTATACCAAGTTATATCCAGGATATATTGATTTAGTTCCATATACTCCAAATATTAATTCAAGTAAAAGTCCATATGATATGGGATCTTTATGGGACAAATTTGTATTTGCAAGATTGTTCTATAAACCGTCACAGGATCATAAAATTGCAGTAATAATGCAAGTGTTAAATAGTCAACAATCCATACGATGAAAAAAAATAAATTAAGTTTAGGTGGAGACATACTTCAAACGGGTGTGTCTTTTATTCCTGGAGTAGGTCAATTATTGTCCCCATTAGTTGGATTACTTGACCAACAAATCTCTGCACAACCTAATGTGCAGAAACAACCTTTACAAATGAATATGAATCCGTTAGGTAAATTTGCAGACGGTGGGATTTTAAACGATGCTTTTAAGCAGTATAAAACAGGGAGCCATGCTTCAGGTAAAGATCTAACTGTAGACAGCTCCGGTAATCCAGATCCCAATGGATCTAATAGTGTTCAGAATAATGAGAACAGTTATATGGTAGATGGGAAACAATATGTCTTTTCGGATGTTTTAAAGAAAGCAGGTAAAGCATTCAATGTTCACGCAATGGAAATTAATAAAAAGTATCCAGATGCAAGATTTAGTAGAGATCAAAGAAATGCTTTAGATCTTGAAATGAAATTCTTAGCTAAAGAAAATGATGCAGCTAGAGCCACGGAATCTAATCAAAAAGCATTAGGAGGTTTTACAAATGGACCAGATGATCCGGTTATCCCTCCAAGTGAAAATATTCAATTCATGGCACAAAATCCATTTCAGTATAAAGTGCCTACTAACTTTCCGACATTGCCTACCATTACTGAACAGAAGTACGGTACTCAAGGAATGATTGAAGCTAAACAAATGACTGGTGATGGAACTTTGGCTACAGATTCAACTACCTTTGGTACAGAACTTAATCCTGTTGGAAAAGATTTATCTACTCAAACTCCAGCAAAATCTATAAATATAACTGGAGCTAAATCTAAGTTTTCTCCAGGTATATTAGATGCCAAGACTGCAAATACATTAGGTTTGTTAACTAAAGGTTTTGCACTCGCCGGAAGTATTGGTGATGCATTAAGTCCTGCAGAAAAAGAAAAACTTATTACTCCTGATTATACAAAAGCAGATAAATATATGCAGGAAGCAAATATTGATTACACTCAAGCTAAACAAGATGCTCAGGGTGTGTCCAATATTGCAGCTCAAACTAATAGAAGTTTAAGCTCAAATGCTGCATCTTATCAAGGTAGGGAAATGGCTAGATTAGCTGGACTGTCAGATCAATTAGGTAGAATTGCTGAAGCTCAAAATAATGCACAGTCTAGTCTCAACTTGACTAAAGGTCAATATGAAGCTGGTAAGGCTACAGATAGAGCTAATCGAGAATACCAGAATCAACAAGGTAATATGCAGAATCAAGCTAATAGTAGATTCTTTGATAGAACTTTAATGTCAGATTTAAGCCAGATTGGCAGTTCATTTAATTCTTTTGCTGAGACACAGAAAGTTATAAACAACAATAAAGAGTTAAATCAATTTCAGGTTAATCAAGCTCTTGCAATACTTAATAGTAAATATCCAAATGTTAAAATTACTCCGGATATTATGGAGAAATTAAAACAAGGAGCTTCTATTGATGAAATCTTAAATGTAAAAATCTAATGATAAATAAGTACGATAAGGCAGTACCTAAAGATTGGTCGTGGAAAACGGCAGTGCCTAAACTTCCTGAATTAAATGTACAAGCATTTGATGAGGTATTAGGCCAACAACAATCTCAAATTGACCAAGTAGGTCTATTATCAAGTAAGCAACCTAACGTTCTTAATAATAAAGCAGATCTTGAAGTTTATCAGCAATATAAAGCGGATACTGAAAAAGCACTTAATGATATAAGTACAGAATATACTAAGGGTGTAACATCTGGTCAATTAGCGTATAAAAATTATCTTAATCAAATTAGGAAGGATTGGAGTCCTGGTGGCAGAGCAGATGCTTTAAATAAAAGATCTGAACAATATCAAGCTGGTCTCAAAGCCATTAATGATTTTTACAAAGATGATCCAAGTCCTGTGAATAAAACCTTGGCTAAAAAACAGCTACAGGATCAATTAGCTAATCCAATTAACTTTGATCCTCAAAGTGGTAAATACACTAATATTGGAACTCCAGAATTATATAAAAATCCAGACATCAATAAAGCAATCGATGAGATGCTTAAAGAAATCAAAGCTAATGGTGATACTAGATTTTTAGGAGATGAGAATAAGAGTTGGTGGTTGCAAAAAATTACTACTGAAACTAGAGAACCAGAAAGAATTAAATTAGCTTATCAAGCTTTAACTCAACAGCCAGAATTTGCAAGCCAGATTGAAAGAGATGCTCAATATAAAGCCTTACAAGTTGATCCCAAAAAGTATCAACAGCAATATGAGTTAAATCAAAATCTTGCGTATTCTCAATTAGATAAAATGGCCGCAGCAGCAAATAATTCAGATGATCCTACTAAAATTAAACAATGGCAAAATCATTTGCGTGAAAACGGTTACAACATTGATCGCGATGGTAAGTGGGGTAAGCAAACAGAAGATGCTACTAAGCAATATCTTAAAGATCAAAAAACTCAGGTGGATGATAATATCAAAGAATTTGATCTTAATTCTCAGTTAAAAAATGAAGTCAATAAATCATATCTTGGATATGCTCTTAGAGGAGCTTATCAGAAAAAAGATACAGATTTAATTTTCAATCAGGCTAAAAAAGCCCTGATGGAAAATGCCAGAAAGCTTGAAGAGAATAAAATAAATAGAGATAGGTTGAACTTTGAATATGCAGCTAAAGATCAAAGTCAGATTTTAGCGGTTGATGGAATTGCTGTGCAGTTACCTGAAATGCAAAAACAGTATCAAGATCTTAAAAAACAAAGAGATCAATATAAAACTCAAACTGATGAGATGCTTAAAAAATCTGATACCTTTAAAGGATGGGATTTAGCTAATGTTGGTCAGGCATATCTTAAGTGGCAGAAAGTACAAGGCAACACTGAAGCTGAAAAGAAAGCTAACTTTAAAGCTCTCTTGAATCAAGATGGTAGTTATCCATTTACTGATGCACAAGTAGATCAGATCTATCAAGAGATGAATGTTCCAGATGGAGCACTTAAATCTACGCTACAAGCATATAATCAAATGCAAACTGAAGTTAGCAGATTTGAAGAAGGTCAGGAACATATTGCAAGTCAGTATATCAATACTCCTGAGGGTGCAAACACAATCAAACTTATAAATGATTTCCGTCAACCTGGAGAAGATGATTCTCAATTGTTATCCAGGGCATTACTAAATCCTGAACAGTTTGAGAGAAATAAAACACAAGCTTCAAAAGTCGGAGGTATATCTGTAGTTGATTTTCCAAATCCCGCAGAACAAGTTAAACAAAGATTTGAGGGAGATGTTAAACGTCAACAAAAATCAGGAAAAATGTATGATTGGGGGGTATTAGGAACTACAGAAATTTATGCAGGAACTAAGGATACAACTCTTAAACCTATTTTTGATATGACTAAACAGGCTATTGAAAACGGTTCAGGAAATAACTTTAGTACATTTGGCTTAACCGGATTAAGGTTTAAAGATAACAAAGGCAATGACTTGGATGAAGGTGAAGCTAAGAAAGTTAATCAGGTTGCAGTAACTAAGGATTCAAATGGCAATTCAATACTTAAAGTTGGAGTCACGGTTACTAAGAAAGACGGTAAAACCAAAGATGGTTATACTGAGATTGCTTTAGTTCCTGGATCTAGTTTATTACGAGAAGTTGAATCAGGATTAACAAATGCGTATATTGCTAAAATAAATTCTGGTGAGAAAATTTCAGCACAGGGCATCTTAGATAACTTAGATGCCATTCACGGAAAAAATGGATTTACAGAAGCTGCAATTGATGTACAAGTTAAAGGTCTTAAATTTAATAATACTTTTGATGAAGGATTAATGACTGTTAATGATGCGGGAGAGGTAGTTCCTATTTCAAGTCTTGGATGGAAATCTAAAAATCTTGGGTATGATGAAAATATTAACGGGATTAATTATGAAACCCACGGTATTTTAACTAAAGATGGCTCCACAAAAGTGGCTAATGTGGTAATAGATCCTAATACAGGAGCACGAGTGTTAGTTCCATCTTTAGATGGTAAACCAACTTATCGTTCTGCATCAGGAGTTTCTAAAAATAGACTTGGTACAAAGATCTTATCTCAAGCACAAGTTCAAGTAACTAAAACAAAAAATTAATATGGGGAAGTACAAATTGGATAGCTCTGCAGGAACTCCTTTAGATCCTCAAGCATTTGAGAAACAATTTGTTAAACCTGTGGCAGATAATTCTAACGACTTTACAGGAGTTGCAGACCAATTAGAGTTTGTAGCTCCTGAAAAAGTTGATCCTGGATATGGCACATTAGGTAATGCCAGCTTTGCACAACAAATTATTCAGGAGTCTAAAGCTAACGATCAAGGTGCTTTAGAGTTATTAGGTAAAGGTATCTTTAATGTTGCAAAGACTGTTGGTATTGAGATAGCTAAAACACCTGGTTATCTTGGAGGTTTAGCTGGAGCTGGAGTTAATGAAGTATTTGGTGATGGTAAGAACAGCATGTCTTTGATTGTAGATAATGCTTGGGTTAATGCTTTTGAATCATTAGATCAAGCTGCTAAAGACGCGCTTCCTGTATATATGTCTAAACAAGTACAAGAAGGTAACTTATTAGATAAATTAGGTTCAGGTGCATGGTGGGCAGAATCTGGAGCAGATGGTTTAGGTTTTATGCTTGCAATGTTTGCTCCTGGAGCTGCAGCTAAAGCTTTAAATATTGGATCAAGATTGGCATCTGCCGGTGAAGGTCTAGCAAACTTAGCTCCAAAATTAAGTAAGTGGGCAACTGGTAAAAATCTTATTGCTGGGTTAGAAGGTACAGAGATGGGAGTTAAATATGGTAAAGACTTAGCTAGAAATTTAGATGGCTATGCTTCTACTATTTTAAATACTACTTTAGAGGCTTCTGCAGAAGCAGCCAATACTTTTGATAATGTAAAAAATAAATATTTAGAGCAAGGTTTATCTGAAGATGAAGCCAAATCTAAAGCTGGTGAAGCTGCAAGTGCAGTATTTAAAGGTAATTTAGCTTTACTTTCTATTTCCAACTATCTGGATGAAATGTGGATTTGGAAAACAATTGGCACTGCTGGTGAAAAAGAAGCTGCACAATCTATATTATCTAGAGTAATTAAGAATGGTGAAGTTGATTTAGAGGCTTTAAAGCAGATTCCAAAAGAATTTACTAAAACGGCTGTCTTAAAAAGAACTGGTCAAAATATTGCTAAAAACTTTATAAAAGAAGGTGTATATGAAGAAGGGTCTCAGACCACTCTCCAGCAGAATGTTGAAAAAGGAGAAATTGGAGAAAATGTTTTGGACAATCTTTATAATGTGGCTGCACGTTATCTTGATGATTTCTCTAATAATTCTGAGCTTCACGAATCTATCTTTCTGGGTGGATTGTTAGGTGGAGGAGCATCTGTATTTGGAACAGTTAGGGAAAACAATGCTCTTAAAGCAGCACTTACTGGATCGGAAGCTAAAACTAAAGATAATTCTCTTTGGGTTAAAATGGGAATCTTTCCTGAAACAAAAGCCCAAAAAGGAATAATCAATATTGTATCAGATAACTTTATTAATCAATTTAGATCTTATAAAGATGTAATTGACAATGTAGATGGTAAGTTTACAATTAACGAACAGAAATTAGCGGAAGCTCATGCTAACCAGATTGATAATTTGCGCACCAATATCTTATATGATATTTCTGCACAATCTGGTGATTTGCTCGGTCAGCAAGTTTATGGTCAATTCTTGGCTGCTAATTATGTTCAACCATTTTTATCTCAAGAAGGAGGTAAAGAAATCTTTGACCAGCATGTAAAAGATCAAGTTATTCCCGCATGGTCAAAAAGATTTGCAGATACTTTTGGTAGAGAGGCTACTTCTAAAGAAGTTTCTGAATATGAAAAAGCATTTAAAGATTCTGCAAATAAAATATTTGAGGCGAATGATATAGCCGAACAAACTAATTATCCTGAAAGATATTATCATGAGAAATCAAAAGAATATCAAGATTTTAGAAAAGAATATTTTAACAATAAACTTCAGACGTTAATTGGTTTAGATGCAGTTAAAGAACGTAAATCTCAGATTGAACAACAATTATTTAAAGCTGGGTTGACGGTTGATGAACTGGAAGATATTAAATCCATTAAGGATCCAGTTAAACAGCAACTTGCTTCTTTTGTTAAAGATCAATGGGATAAAGCATCTGCACTTGAGAATGAATTAAAAGATCATTATCCAAAGTTCTTTACTAAAGCTGGTGTCAAAGAAATGTTTGACACCTTTACTAATCGAGTTCAGAAGTTTACTCAGTTTAAAGAAAATCAACTTGCTGAAAATGAACAGTTAAAAAAAGAAGCTGAAGATCTTCCAGCTAAAAATGAATCTGAAATAAATAGATTAGCAACTATTGTTGATGAATCTGGAGGAACAAGTAAGTTTGTTGATCGTGAAGGTGAGCAGTTTACTATTTCAAAAAATCCTGTAACAGGGCAGTATGAATTGTCAGATGAAATTGGAGAGAGAGTAAATTTATCTGAATTTAAAGGATCTTTAGCAAATCTTGGCCTGGAACATGATGATATTTCATCAAAAGATTATCAAGAGTATAAAGATACTGGAGAAATAAAAGAAAGTGTTAAACGTAGAATAAGTAAAAAGATTGCTTTAGGAAGATCTTTATCTCCACAAGAACAAGAAATTGCTTCTCAAATTTCTGCTGATGTTCCGGTAGTTACAGATCCAGAAAATATTGTTTCAGATGTAAAAGAAGATGTTGCACCAGAAGTAAATGTTGAAAATATTTTTGGAGTAGAGGATGCTAAAAAAGGTTTAGGTTTATTTCCTTCAACTGGACAAAATGTATTGAAAGAATTTAAAAGTGTGGCACCATCAATTTTCGCAGAAAAACTTACTGAAAAGCCATCACAAAAATTGTGGTTTGAAGTTTTAGATAATGAAGTATCAAAAGACCCACATTCATATTCTGTACAAGTTGTAAGAAGAGATGATAAATCCAATGTAGATTTATATAATCAAATAAGTAGAGATAGTGATCCGTTAAATACTAACGATGGAGATTTATATGTAGTTTTACATAAGGGAGACAAACCTGTAATTAAAGAAGGTAATTATGTATTCTCTAGTCTTTGGAGACCTGAGAATTTATATCCACTAACTTCAGATGGAAAACCAGCCAAGTTTGTTCTTGCAGAGAAAGCTATTATTGAACATTATTTATTTAGTGTTGGCTTACCGAAAGCGAAAATCAATAAATTATCTAAGGCAGATAAAGCTAAGTTGAAATTAGAGGGTATAGAAAATCCTACTGAAGAATCTATATTAGATAAAGCATTCTTTTTTGCCAAGAGAGAATATACTGAATGGTATAAAGCCTTACAGCTTAATCCTGGAAGATTGTCTATTGATAGAGTGACTAATGGTCATGCAGTTAAAATGTATAAAGAAGTTAACGGTAAACGAATTCCATATTGGGGTAAAATTCAAAATCAACTTGTAGCATCTTCAGATTTTAGATTATCAATTGATGGTACAATAAAAGTAAACGATGTTGAATACTCTATTAATAAAGGTGATTTAGTTATTGTAGATAAAGAAGGAAATATCCACCCTACAAAAGCTAGAAACATTGATGAAACTGAAGCTCGTACAATTTTATATTTACTTTCGTTAAGAGCCGGGACTAATCAGGCAACTGACACTATAGCGATTGATGTTCCAGGAGGGATTGAATTTGGGAATATTAAAAGTAATAAGGCTAACGTATTCTACAACGAAGGTAAAAGAAAATCTCATCAGAATATTATAGAGACATTGATCTCTTTTGGTTCTAAATCTGGAGGTAAAGGTGAAATATACTTTAATCGTGAATCAATTGCTAATGGAAATCCAATCCTTGTATATACTGACTTTAATGGTGAGACTAAGAATATCGAAGTTTCTAAAATTAAGCAAGCTGTTGATACTAAAGACTTTTCACAGGTTGAAGATTTATTAGTATTTTTGCAGCAGAAAAGAGTTAACATTAATGAACACTTATTGGGATCTAAACTCTACAGTAAACCACATTTGGTTTATAAAGTAAATGAAAAAGGTGAAAAAATCCCAGGATTAGAGTGGACAAAGAATGTGTATAATGAATATTTAGTTGATGATGTATTAACTACAACTACTCAATTTTTAGATGGCTATCCAAAAAGAGTTCAACGAAATATAAGTTTTTCAAAACAACCGCTACCTAAGTTGGATATTGTACAAGAAGAGATTAATGAAGTTCCTGCTAAAAATAGCAGTTCCGTTATTGATAAAATTAAAGCTAAAAGAGCAAGTTTAGATTCGTTTAAAGATATGGACAAAATTCTTACTACTACAGACCTATTGAAGGCTAAGTTACAAAATGGTGAAATCATACAGAAATGCAAATAACACATGGCAGATAATTGCAGTTACGAATACATGGGCAAGACCTATTCAAAAGATAGGCTTGTCCGTAAACTTGTTGATGAACTTCCTAGTAGAAGTCAACAAGAATCAATTGATTTTTTAATTAAGACTTTAGGCATGCTAGAGTCTGAGATTATTGTGATTAAAGGATTAATTGATAATAGATCTTTAGGTAGATTCAAAGCAGATGGTAAAATATTACTATCCGAATATGCTACTCCAGATATTGCGTATCATGAAGCTTTTCACAGAGTTTGGAGATTAAGTCTTTCTAATGAAGAAAGATTAGTAGGTCTTCAAGAAGTTAGAAAGAAAAAGAACTTTGGGGAAATTATACAAAAGTATAAAACAATTTATCCTAAGTTATCTGATAATGAACTGATTGAAGAATTTCTTGCAGATGAGTTTAGTGATTATACACTCAACTCTGAGTTTAAAATCGAGACTCCAATTAAATCTTTGTTTAATAAACTTCTTAATTTCATCAAAAAGATTCTTGGATTAAAACCAAATGAGATTCAGGTAATCTATGATAAAATCTTATCTGGAAAATACAAGGGAGTTAAATCTGCTCAGCAGTATTTAAAAGATGCAGATAAAGTATTAATTGAGGGTCATGAGTTTTCTGTCGAAGAAAAGAATGAATTAATCCAGGTAATGACTCAGAAGTTTATTAAAGCAATGCTGGATCTCAATGGAAACATTGATTTGTTCTTGACTAGTCCATCTGTGAACATGAAGCGCATGATGGATGAATATGTGATAGCAAATATGCTGTCAGACATTGCAGACAATGTTGAAAACTCTGATAGTCTAATCACTGCCGTTTATGAAGATTTTAATAAATGGATGGAATCTTCTAAATTTGAAGATTCTGTGTTTATGTCTGGCATGGTTAAGAATCTTAAACTTATTGGTTTAGAAATTAAAGATGTTCCAGATGAAGAGTTAGAAGGTGCTTTAGATAAAGATGAAGTTTCTACCCGGGAATTCAGTCCGTCTATTGAGTTTGATCCAAAATCTAAAATGGGTAAGAAGATTAAATTACTCTTATCTAGTTTAACAGAAAATGAAAAAACAGCTAACTTTGGATTTCCAAAACCATTAGGTTGGACAAAAGCTTTTGTTCAGATTGCTACTAAAATGGCAGGCATTCCAACATCTGTTTTTAGAGAAGAATTAAAAGCTTTACCGTTAAGTTATGTAAATGACTTGGTAGGGATGTTGGATAAAGATGTAAACTTTGGTAATGAGTTTATATCAACTATGGCCATGACTGAAAATAGATTTTATAGAATGGCCTATAAAGACGGAGATATATTCTTTGCTGATGCTAATTCAGGAACTAAGAGAGAAAAGATTATCGGTGAGTGGAGAAATAATCTCATTAAACAAATGGAGGATTGGGATGAATGGAAAGCTAAAGGTCAATTGTT